TGGCGGTCCTCTGTTTGGCAAGCAACGCTATCAAAGCTGGGCTGCTAACACCGTTGCTCCTGATGCTGTGGCCTACGTCAGCGATGACCCGGACATTGTCATCAAGGCTGCGATCATCCAGTACAACGCTTCTGGCACCCCTGTGCTGGGCTGCGTACCCGCTGCTGCTCTGGGCACGAACCTGACTTCGATGGCTACCGCCACCGCAAACACGGGTTCGGGTTCCAACTTCAGCGGCAACTCCAACGTCGGTCTGATGCTGGCTTCGGGCAACGTGCGCCGCACGGCTACCGCTCCGTTCCGTATCGTTCAGATGGTTCCGGAGACCCAGTTGCTGGTGACGCAGACCGCTACCACTGGTAACGCAAGCACCTCGGTGACGCTGGCCGCTGCAAACGCTTCGATCAAGACCGGCATGCTGGTCACGGGTCTGAACGTCCAAGCCGGTACGTTTGTGGCGGCTGTCAGTGGCACTACGGTGACGCTGTCGCAAGCTACTGCTGCTACCACCGGGCAAACGGGTACTCTCACCTTCAACGGCTTCCAAGAGGTGCTGGTGAAGTGGAATGCCGGTTACCACGCCTATGATGTCGCAGTTGCGATCTAAGGAGTAACAAAAAATGGCAATTTCACGCGCCCAACTACTCAAGGAACTCCTGCCTGGGCTGAACGCCCTGTTTGGTATGGAGTACAAGCGCTACGGCGAAGAGCATAAGGAAATCTACGAGACCGAGTCCTCAGAGCGCTCGTTCGAAGAAGAAACCAAGCTCTCCGGCTTCAGCGCCGCTCCGGTGAAGAACGAAGGTCAAGCAATTTCCTACGACAACGCGCAGGAAGCCTGGACCGCTCGTTACAACCACGAGACCATCGCTATGGGTTTCTCCGTCACCGAAGAGGCGATGGAAGACAACCTGTACGACAGTCTGTCGGCCCGCTACACGAAGGCCCTGGCTCGCGCTATGGCTTACACGAAGCAGGTCAAAGCTGCTGCCATCCTGAACAACGGTTTCAACAGCGCTGTTACCTACGGCGACGGACAAGCCCTGTTCTCGACCGCTCACCCGCTGGTCTCTGGTGGCACCAACAGCAACCGCCCGACGACCGCCGCCGACCTGAACGAGACTTCCCTGGAAGCCGCCGTCATTCAGATCGCTGGTTGGACGGATGAGCGTGGTCTGCTGATCGCTGCTAAGCCGCGTAAGCTGGTTGTTCCCCCGGCCCTGATGTTCACGGCAACCCGCCTGCTGGAAACCAGCCTGCGTGTGGGCACCGCCGACAACGACATCAACGCACTGAAGAACAACGGTTCTATCCCTGAGGGATATACCGTTAACCACTTCTTGACCGACACCAATGCGTGGTTCCTGACCACGGATGTGCCCAACGGTCTGAAGCACTTCGTGCGCGTGCCTATGGCTACGTCAATGGATGCCGACTTCGACACGGGCAACGCTCGTTACAAGGCACGAGAGCGGTATTCGTTCGGAGTGAGCGACCCGTTGGGCATCTACGGGTCTCCCGGAGCCTAAGCAAAAAGTCCTTGTAAATCAAGCACTTAAGGCCCCTTCGGGGGCCTTTTCTTTTGTCCGTTGACTTTGCCTTGTACCACTGGTACATTAAGGTCTAGGCTTTGTACCGTAAGGAGCGGACCTTGACACAGGTAATCTACAAGATCGTTAATTTGGTCAACGACAAGTTTTACGTTGGAAGCACGATCCACAAGAAGGTTCGATTTCGTCAACATCGAAAATTGTTGCGCGGTAATCGGCACCACTGCAAACACCTTCAGGCGGCGTGGAATAAGTATGGAGAGGAGAAGTTTGACTTCCGTGTGGTTGAAGAAGTTCCTGACGCTGTGTCTTTGCAAGGAGTAGAAGATCGTTGGCTTAAAGAGCATGTTGGGCAAACATACTGCTACAACACTGGGCACTCTTCTGCAGCACCGTGGCGAAACGCGCCCGCGTATAAAACACCAAACTTTGGTAAAACGGTTTCTGAAGAACAGCGACAACAAATCTCCCAGACGTTAAAAGACTTCTACGCTCAGGACTACTTTAATCATCCTCGTGTTGGCAAGCAGCACACAGAAGAAACCAAAGCCAAAATTAGTGTAGCCAAGATGGCAAATCCTGTCGCTCCTTGGGAAGGCCGGCAGCGTAGCGAAGAAACCAAAGCCAAAATTGGCGACACCCAACGCGGCAAGCCCAAAGGCCCAGGCCGGAAAGTTTCAGAAGAAGGTCGCGCCAAGATCCGCGCAAACATTGAAGCAGGGCGCAGTCATATGCACTGGCTTGGCAGAACTCACACAGAAGAAGCCAAGGAGAAGATGCGCAAGAAAGTTTTGGAGCAAACCTCTGGGCAAATTTTTGACAGCTTGACTGCTGTGCTGACGCACTACCAAATGACAATGCCCACACTGCGCCGCGCTCTGCTCTCTGGTAAACCAATTGGCAAGGGCAAATTTACTGGGCTGGTGTTTGTTTACGCTTGACCCAGTTTCAACACTATGCTACCCTGCTCACAGTCCAAGATTCACCTTGCCTGCTGACCGACTTGGCGGACTGACCTCACAGACAGCAGGCGCAAACTGAGGAGCCTCTCATGGCAAATACCAGCTTTAACGGCCCGGTGCGGTCGCAAAACGGTTTCCAAACTATCTCTGTTGACGCCACGACCGGCGCGGTCACCACGACGGCTACCATTGGCCCCGCCACGGTGGTTGATTCTGTTGCTGCTACCGGCAACGTCACCGCTGATAGCGGCACTGCTCCTGCTGCAGGCGGCATGGCTGCGTTCCTGGCTTCGTCCACGGCCAACTTTGGCATCTTCGTGGGTTCTGGTGCGCCGAGCATTACTGCTGCTCAAGGGTCTCTGTACCTGCGCACGGATGGCACAACCACCAACGACCGCCTGTATGTGCGCGGCTCGTCTGCTTGGATTGCTGTTACCACCGCTACCTAATAGGAGCGCATCATGTCGATGCAAACCGACGTTAAGTCAGCCGCCTGTGCGGCTGGCGCGGCAACAGCAGTCACGGCTAATCGGACTCGTCTCAAGGCGTTGACGATCAGCTACACCACCAGCGGTACGGTGTCTGTAACGAACGGGATCAGTGTCACGCTGTTTTCGTTTACGGCACCTGCTGCTGTGGGCGCTATCCACATCATCATTCCCGGCGAAGGCATCCTTGCTGAACAAGGTTTGACGGTGACCTGTGGAGCCAGCACCACTGCTGTGGCTTACTATGGCTAAGTCGCCTGCATGGACGCGGAAGGAAGGCAAGAACCCCAAAGGGGGTTTGAATGCCAAGGGCCGTGCATCTGCTAAAGCGCAGGGCATGAACCTCAAGCCTCCGCAGCCTGAAGGTGGCTCTCGCCGTGACTCATTCTGTGCCCGGATGTCGGGCATGAAGAAGAAGCTCACCAGCGAGAAAACAGCCAAAGACCCAAACTCCCGCATCAACAAAAGCCTGCGGGCATGGAATTGCTGAGTGGTAGGCGATGGAAGCTACGGTATTGTGGAATCTTGTCTTGACGGTTCTGCTGGGCGCAGTGGCATTCTTTATGTCAGCCAAGTTCAAGGAGCTTGATAGATTGTCTATCCTGCTCAACCGCACACGGGAAGAGATTGCCCGAGATCACATCACGCGGTCTGAATTTCGGGCGGACATGAAAGAGTTGTTAGAGCGCTTTGACAGGATAGAGGCCAAACTGGATACTCTGCGGAGTAAACAAAGTGCCGGTCAAGTCGGATAAACAACGTCGGTTCATGTATGCGTCTCTCGCTGGCAAGACGGATGTCCCGCCGAGCGTAGCGAAGAAGTTTGTCGGGCCTAAAGCCCATGCCGAAGGAGGCGAAATTATGCGTTCTACTGGAATTGGCGGACCAACCGCCCAAGAGATGCAGGCGTATCACGCCTCACGTAAACCCAAGGATAAGCCCCCTGCTGGCATCCGCGCTGAGTTGGATGCCATGAAGCAGGAAAAGGCAAATGAGGCTGGTATGAAAGCTCATGAGGGCCGCAAGCTTGCCAAGGGGGGTTCTTGCTACGTCTCCGGCGGTTCTGTTAAGGGTGCAGGCTGCGCCCAACGTGGCGTAAGAAAGTGCAAGGTGGTGTGACATGAAGAAGCGTAAATTCCGCTACGACGAAGGTGGCGAAGTCAATTACGGCGAGGACGAGCGTCCCGCAGCCACGGGCATGTCTGAGGCAGCGGAGTTGATGCCGGAAAAGCCCAAGCCCAAGCCTGCTCCGAAGCCTAAACCCAAAGCTGCTTCTCCCTCTCCAAGCCCCTCTCCTAGCCCCGCGCCATCTCCTTCGCCCCAACGTGTTGAAGTAACGGGTAAGCGTCTTCCTAAAGACGACGAATCCAAGTCTGTTTCTGAGCGCATGAAAGCTGCGCGGGAGCGGGCAAGGGCTGGTGGCACCAGCACTGACGACCGTTCTGTCACTGAACGTATGGGTGGCTCTGAGCGCAAGAGTTCTTCCGGCTCTACGGATACCCGCTCTATTTCTGACCGCATGAAGGCCATGCGCGAGAGCGCGAGGTCTAGCAGCACCGGCACCGATACTCGCTCGGTTGGTGAGCGCATTCGTGGGGCTCTGGGCTTCGCCAAAGGCGGCGTAACCCGCGCTGATGGCTGCGCTAAGAAGGGCCACACCAAGGGGAAGATGCGGTGAGCGGTAAGGCCGTTCCTTTGGAAACACGTTTTTGGCCTAAAGTTGCCAAAGGCGATGATAGTGTTTGCTGGGAGTGGCAAGGCGCACGCATAAGTAAAGGGTATGGCTGGGTAAAAACACCTATTGGTAACCGCACAGCGTCCCGTGTAGCTGCGTATTTATCTGGTGTACTTGACAGTCTGTCAAGCCCGCTGTGTGTTTTGCATCGTTGCGATAACCCGCCGTGTTGCAATCCTGCGCATTTGTTTACTGGCACCAACGTAGATAATGTTGCTGACAGGGTTGCAAAAGGCAGAAGTGGAAGTAAAGCGCTTCATGGGCAATCAAACGGCGCATCTAAGTTGACCGATATCCAGGTAAAACAAGTGCGTGGCATGTATAAGTTTGCACAGTACAGTCAATCGCAACTTGCTAGGATGTTTAATGTGCACCAACCGCACATTAGTCGAATTGTTAACGGGCTTAGGTGTGGAGGTGTGCTTTGAGAAGTAGCCGTGGCATGGGTGCCGTAAACCCCAAGAAGCTACCCAAAGCAGTGATGCGGAAAGACGCTAATGTCCCAACCGAACTCTATGCAGAGGGTGGCCCCACGGGGCTTTACGCCAACATCCATGCCAAGCGCAAACGCATTGCCGCAGGATCGGGTGAAACAATGCGCAAGCCGGGTACTTCCGGCGCTCCTACTGCCAAAGCGTTCAAACGCTCCGCAATGACGGCGAAGTAATATGGCAACCTCTGGAACCACCACGTTTGACCTTGACCTCAACGAATACGTTGAGGAAGCCTTTGAGCGCTGTGGTGCAGAGCTTCGCACGGGCTATGACCTGAAGACCGCACGGCGGTCAATGAACCTGCTGTTTGCAGACTGGGCCAACCGGGGCATCAATCTCTGGACGGTTGAGCAGGGGTCTATCCCGCTCGTGCAAGGCACAGCTACGTACAACCTGCCAAGTGACACGGTAGACCTCATTGAGCATGTGATTCGCACGGGGGCGGGCAACGTCAGCACCCAGGTCGATCTGACCATCACACGCATTTCCGTTTCCACCTACTCCAGCATTCCCAACAAGCTGCAGCAAGCCCGTCCGATTCAGGTCTGGATCAACCGCCAAGCCCCCACGCCGACTGTGACGGTATGGCCTGTGCCGGATCAGACGAACAACTATCAGTTCATCTACTGGAGACTGCGCCGCATTCAAGACGCTGGCGCCGGGGGTACGTACACGCAGGATGTCCCGTTCCGCTTCATCCCCTGCTTGGTGGCAGGGTTGGCGTACTACCTGTCAATGAAGATCCCTGGCGCGATGGAGCGCATGCAGGTGTTGAAACAGCAGTATGACGAGGCTTGGGATCTCGCATCGACGGAAGACCGTGAAAAGGCAGCGGTGCGGTTCGTGCCGCGCCAGATGTTCATAAGCTGAGGTTTACGATGCCTGCTCCCTACCGCGACAAAAACATCCTTGAAATGAGTGACCGTGAGCGGGAAGCTCGGCGGGTTGAAGCGCTTATGCGGCCTGGGCGGGATGCGGTTGAAGGCGTATACCCAGAAGAGTTTTTGGTTCCCGCAGCACGAGCCGCAAGCAAAGCGGTACAAACAGCACTTCAACGGACTCCAAAAGTTGCCCCAAAAGTGGCGATGCCTGGAGAAGTAAAGCCAAACGTACCAGCGCGTCCGTACTGGATGAGTAGGAATAATTTATCTGAAAACTACAACCCAAAGAACTATACCCCGGCCAAAATGGAGAAGATTAGAGAGGATCTGGCTCGAAAGGCAAAGCTGTCTGAGCAAGAAAAAAGACTAGAGCGGATGCGCGAATACGACCAAGAAATGGATGTGTTTGATGCAAAGAAAGCGTTGTTAGACAGGTCGATGCTGTCTGCGGGAGTTAATGCTTCGCAAAACGAACAAGAATACAAGCGCGGGGGCTCGGTCAAGGTAAAGTCTCATCGTGGTGACGGCATCGCGCAGCGCGGCAAGACCAAGGGTCGGATGATCTGACATGGCAAATAGGTTTGCCAATGGGGCTAAAAGTTTTGGCTTCTGCGACCTGTGTGGGTTCCGTTTCGACCTGAAGAAGCTCAAGAACCTGACGGTCAAGACCAAGCAGACGCAGACCAAAGCCTGCCCCCAGTGCTGGACACCGGATCAGCCGCAGTTGCAGCTTGGCATGTATCCAATCTCAGACCCGCAGGCCATAAGAGATCCTCGTCCGGATACAAATACTTGGTATCAGTCCGGCACAAACGGTTTGCAGACCAACCCAGTATCTGGAACTGGCCCTGACCAAGAGGGTTATCCAGGTGAGGGCAGCAGAGTGATTGAGTGGGGCTGGAACCCCGTGGGTGGAGCCAGAAGTTTCGACGTTGGGCTGACCCCCAATGCCTTGGCCCCAATAGGATATGTTGGTACAGTAACGGTCGTAACGACCTAAGGAGCAGACATGGAAAAAATGCGCGACATCGCCAAACAAGAAGTTGGTAAGCACGTTGCAGCCATGCACAAAGGCAAAGGTTTCTACAAAGGTGGCAAGACCGACGCGGACATGCTAAAGATGGGCCGTGGTCTTGCTAAGGTTCAGAACCAGAAGACTGGGATGAAGAAGCCATGATGAAGACCAAGAAACTTGCTCCGGCCAAGCCGGGTCAGCCCCAAGCCATTGAATCTTTGAGGGATGAAAGTTGCATGGTGATTGGCAATATTGCCGCCAATCCTGCTCCGGGCATCAAAACTTCAGGTATCCGCACCCGTGGTAATGGCTGTGCGACCAAGGGCACGATGGCCCGTGGGCCGATGGCGTGAGGTAACCCGTGGATTACGCTGCCCTCAAACAAAATGTAGAGGATTACACCGAGAACACTTTCTCGGCAACTGACTTCGCCACGATGACGAAGTTGGCTGAGCAGCGTATCTACAACGCCGTCCAGCTTCCAGCACTTCGGAAGAATGTCACAGGCACGTTGACTCAGGGTAATGCCTACCTTTCTGCGCCGACAGATTTCTTGTCTGTCTTCAGCCTTGCAGTGATTGATGGGTCTGGAAACTACGAGTATCTGCTGAACAAGGATGTGAACTTCATCCGCTCAGCGTTTCCAAACCCGTCATCGCAGGGTACGCCCAAGTATTACGCGCTCTTTGGCCCGGATAGCAGCAATCCTGATGAGTTGACGCTAATCCTTGGCCCGACGCCCTCTGCTGCACTGACGGCAGAACTGCACTACTTCTACTACCCAGAGAGCATCGTGACTGCCACCAATACGTGGCTGAGCGACAACTTTGACTCTGTGCTGTTTAACGCAGTGATGGTGGAAGCAGCCCGGTTCATGAAGCAAGAGCAGGACATTGTGGCCGAGATGGATAAGCAGTTTGTCCAGTCCCTGACATTGCTGAAGAATCTTGGTGATGGCAAGAACCGCCAGGACGCCTACCGCAGTGGGCAGGTTAGAACTCAGGTTATTTAAGGAGCCATCATGGCAATCACCCAAGCAATGTGCAGTTCTTTCAAGCAGCAGATTCTGCTTGGCGAACATGATATGGACACTGATGTCCTCAAAATTGCGTTGTATACGTCTCTGGCTACGTTGAGCGCAGCAACGACCGTTTACTCCACCTCTGACGAGGTAGTAGGTGCGGGTTACACGGCGGGTGGCAACACACTTGCCGGGGCCACGGTGTCTTTGTCTGGGACCACAGCGTTTGTGGACTTCACTGATACCTCGTGGACGACGGCAACCATTACGGCCCGTGGTGCGCTGATCTACAACAGCAGCAAGTCCAATAAGGCCGTCGCGGTGCTGGACTTCGGATCTGACAAGACCTCGACCGCTGGCACGTTCACGGTTCAGTTCCCTGCTAACACGGCGTCTGATGCGGTTGTGCGGATTGCGTAATGACGGCGCTGTATCACGCCTATACGCAGACGGTTGCGGATGGGACAGCGACATCTGTCGTTCGTCCCAGTGACTGGAACTCTGCACACGTTCAAGGCCAGACCCTCTCCGGTAATACGGCGGGGGTGTCGTCTTTTACAGGGACAAATTTTGTCCTCCAAGGCGGGAATAACGTCACACTGAGCGCCGCCACAGCGGCAGGCGCAGCCACGATCATCATCAGTGGTGCCAACACGGTTGCACAGACCGTGCAGACCCAGGCGTCTGGGGCTATCGCAGGCACAGGGTTTACCAGCACAACGACTGCTGGAACCGCCATCACGGCGGCTATGGGAACTAACGGCCTTTCGATGGCCGTCCCGGCGTACATCACCACATACGTTGCTCAGACAACCCAGACCCAGGCATCAGGCGCTATTGCTGGCACGGGATTCACCTCTACGACGACCGCTGGAACTGCGGTTGTGGCGACTCAGGGCACAAACGGTCTGTCGATGGCCGTGCCTGCGTTCATAACGACCTACGTTAATGATCTGACTTCAGGTCGGGCGGGGACGGGCTACACCAGCACCACGCAGGCGGGATCGACGGTAGGTGTCACGCTAAACACCAACGGCTTGTCAGCCGCTTGGCCTCCGTTCATCACGACAGCTACCCAGTCTGTTCAAACCCAGGCGTCAGGCGCTATTGCAGGGACCGGGTTTACAAGCACGACCACGGCAGGTACTGCAGTCACAGCGGCGCTGGGTACGAATGGCCTGAGCATGGCCGTTCCAGCGTATATCACCACGTTTGCCGCCCAGACGACACAGACGCAACCCGCAGGCAACATTGCTGGGGTAGGCACCACGCTCGCCCTAACAAACATTACCGGCACGTTGAACGTCGGCACCAATGGTGTAGCTTTGTCGTTGAGTGGCAATGCTGCTGGTGGTGGCGGTGGTGCAGCGTTGCAAGGCTCTGGAACCTACACCCAGAACACGGGCACGATCCAGTTTGCCAACAGCAACGGCGTCACGTTTGGTCTGAGCACCAACCAGATGACTGCATCCGTGAAGACGGACTACGCTGGTACGGGGTATACGAGTACAACCCAGGCTGGCAGCACTGTTGGGCTTACCAACAACACGGCAGGGATCTCGGCAGCTTGGCCCGCCTTCATCACCACGGCAACGCAGTCCACACAGACTCAAGCCTCGGGCGCTATCGCTGGTACTGGGTTTACAAGCACGACAACTGCGGGCACCGCAATCACTGCGGCCCTTGGGACAAACGGACTGTCAATGGCAGTCCCGGCCTATATCACAACCTATGTCAATGACCTGACCTCTGGGCGGGCCGGTACGGGCACAACGCTTGCCCTGACCAATCTCAGCGGCACCCTGAGCGTCAACACCAATGGCGTGGCGCTGTCGTTAAACAACTCTGATGATCATTTCTATGGCTGGAATCTTGTCGGCAACACCGCAGGGACAACCAGCATTTCGCTGACCACGGAAGCTCCCATCTACTTCTCGGGGGGCAACAACATTACCCTGAGCGGCAACTCCAACACCATCGTTATTCAAGGCGCTGCTGGCGGCGCGGGCGGAGGGGTTGCGGTTGCAGCAGGTGCTTCAACAGTTTCAAACAACACCGTCGTCTTTGGCAACTCCAACGGTGTAAGTTTTGGCCTGAACGGCAGCACCCTAACGGCATCCATCATCGCCAACAACACCTATGATGGTTGGCCTCCGTATGCTGACTTGATGATGGTTGCAGGCCAGCAGGGGCAAGGCACCCTGTATATCGAGCCGGAACATTGCCCGTACTACTTCCAAGACCGGGTTGGTATTCCCATCGCGTACACAAACGCCTCTAACTCTAACGGCACGTTGACGTTGAGTTACTGGGTCGCGTTTTACACGCAGAATGCCAGCACTCTGTCTCTGGCAAGCAGCACATCAATCAGCACTGCGTTTACTTTCAACGGAACGACAGGTACGCACTGGTCAATCTTTTCGGGGATGCGCTTGCTGACCATCCCTTGGTCGCTGACGGTTGCCGAGCAAGAAATCTACATTGCCCAGCTTTCTAGAACGTCAACTGGCGGCGCAAACGCATCCATTTCGCAAATGCTGGTCAGCAACGTCAACAGCAACTTTGTGGGCTTCTTTGGGCAATCACACAACACGACTCAGCAGTGGACACAGGGTCAGGGGGTTTACACCGCAACGACTTCTGGTATGCCCGTCAGCATCGCCTTCAGTCAGATTCGCGGATCTGATTCATTGAATCTTCGTGCCCCTGCGATCATGTTCATTAACAGCACGGTATAAGCATGGACATCAATGATTTTGATGGTTGCCAGCGAATTACGTCAGACGACATTGTTTACATTGTCCTGACTATCCCGGTTCCAAGAATTGCTCTGTGCGTTCGGGAGTCTGATGTAACTTTTGGTGCGCCCTATGTGGCTACTGTGATTGTTGAGATGCCCTGATGCAGCCACAAATCATCTCCTCCTACGACGGCGGCGCACACAACGCTGATCTGGAAAAGACCATCTCGCGGCTCACGCAGGACAAGGCGTACAAAGACCTATCTTGCATCCAGATCGTGCCGTGCTTCGGGCAGATTCCTACCCGTGCGGTGGCGTCATGGATGAATATGTACGCCCCTCCCAACGCCAAGTTCACTCGTCTGTGGGCTGTAGGCATGGAGGTAGGCAAGGCGTTTACGTCTGCCATTGAGAGCATCCTGGCTCATCCAGACTTGAGCAAGTGGAAGTACGTCATCACACTGGAGCACGACAATATCCCTCCTCCTGATGGGATGGTCAAGCTGCTTACTCAGATGGAGAACCATCCAGAGTACGCCTGTATCGGTGGGCTGTACTTCACGCAAGGCCCAGGCGGCGTGGCTCAGATCTGGGGCGATCCCAAAGACCCGGTGGTAAATTTCCGCCCCCAGCGACCTGATCCTGCTGGTGGTTTGGTTGAGTGCTGCGGCACCGGGATGGGCTTCAACGTCTGGCGTCTTGATATGTTCAAGGACGAGCGCCTACGCAAGCCTTGGTTTGTAACTCAGACTGAAGGTGGCGTTGCCACGCAAGACCTCTACTTTTGGGGTGATGCCCGAAAGTACGGCTATCGTTGTGCTATTGATTGCTCGGTAAAGGTTGGACACTATGACCTTGAAGGCAAGCGTGGCGGAATTCCAGACTACGTGTGGTGATGCATGAAACTTGATCTCGGATGTGGTGGCAAGAAGCGCGAAGGCTTCCTCGGCGTAGATCAGTACGCGATGGAAGGGGTTGATGTCGTCCTGAACATCGGCGTTGACCCCTGGCCCTGGGAAGACGGCACCGTGGAGGAGATCCATGCCAGCCATTTCCTTGAGCATCTGACTGCGCCACAGCGGGTTCACTTCATGAATGAAGCCTTCCGAGTAATGAAGGAAGGTGCCAAGGCTACGGTGATCACGCCTCACTGGGCCTCAAACCGGGCTTACGGGGACTTCACGCACCAGTGGCCCCCGGTGTCAGAGATGTTCTACTACTATCTAAGCCAGGAGTGGCGTAACACCAACGCTCCGCACACGGACAAGAAGTGGAATCCGGCGGGCTACTCATGTAATTTTGCTGCCACCTGGGGCTATTCTTTCTCCCCGGAGCTTGGCGCTAGGCATCCTGACCATGTCCAGTTCGCCCTGCAGAACTACAAAGAAGCCGCCCTTGACACCCACGCAACCCTCGTCAAACCTGTAAAAAAAGTGGACTAACCCATGACGGCGGCGTTTCAGAGTAATGCGTTTCAGAATGACGCATTCCAAACAGTCGCTGCCGTCAATGTAACGGTCCTTGTTTCCGGCGTTGAGGCAACCGGCTTTGTCGGT